GCCCCACCCCCGGCACCATCCAACAGGCTGCGAAGTTTAGAAAGCGGCGCGATGACCTCCGGGTCAATTCGGGCGTTCGGGTTGTCGCCGACGGTTGCAAGGGTGGGAGCGTAAGCAAGACCGCCCTTTGCGAGTTTTGGCGGAGATATTTTGTTAACAAGCGTATTGAATAGCAACGCCGCCGCGCCGCCCGCCGCGCCTGCGATTGGTACAGCCAGTGGCCCAAGTGCTTTTCCGATTGGGCCTTTTAAAATATTACTCACGATACCAGTTACACCTTCTTTTATAAATGCGCTAATTGTTTGCCGTGCTGCCTGTAAGGCCGCATTTCCAAGTTTTCTAAGATTCGTTTCCCCCTGCGCCGCTAAGTCGGCAAAGGCAGAGGCGGCGGCGAGGGTTGCATCACCAAGACCCTCAACAATTGTTTTTGGCTGCTGTATGGATAAAAGCGTTTCCCTAAATCTTGCTGCTGCCGCCTGCGCCTGGTCAAACGATGCCCCCAGGCTAAGCGTTGTTGCTGCAACAGCTTGTGTAGTCAAATCAAGGGTTTGGAGTAGGGGTATATCGAAAAATTCACGGGGTGCGGCGGTGGCGGGGGAGGGGGTTGTCGTTGTACCTGCGCCGCGCTGCGATGTTCTTAGGGATGCTTCAAGCTGTTTAATCCTTGCTTCTAATGCGAGTACTTCGGGGCTTTTGTCGGTGCCACCGCCGCCGCCGGAGGTGGTTCTTGAAACGGTACCTAATGTCTTATCAAGTGCTGCCTGCGTTTGCCGCGAAGCATTTGTTAATTCGTTTTGCGCGGCCTTTACATTTTGCAGCCTTTTTTCAAGATCGCGTAAAGAGGCGGCCAACTGTATATTTGTTGTTGTATTTGTTGCCGCAGTTGTGCCATAACTTGCATCTGATGTAATTAAATTACGGGTACCTTTTGCGATAACTTCTCTTTGTCGTGCAAGCTTTGTTTCTATTTCATATTGTTGTGTAGCAAGCTCAACAAGCCTTTCGCGTTGTTTTTCTAAAACGCCCTCAAGGGCCGCCAAACGAATTTTCTTTTCAAATTCAGTATTTGCTGCTGCTTGTGCAATTTTGATACGATCTATGTTATCGCCCTCTTTGATTAGCTGAGGGAGGTAGTCTTTGTACTTAGAGTTTATTTCATTGATTAATCTTGATCGGGTTTCCTGACTTGTATTGCTATCATTTAATGCAACAAATAGATTATTCAATTCAGATTTTTGTCCAATAAGCTGTTTTGTATTTTCACTTAAATAATCGTTATATGTATCAACGGTCGGATTTAATTCACGATAATTTTTTACAATCGCCGCAATGATTACACCAATCGCAGCTAATGCGATGCCAACAGGCCCTAAGGTAACAGCTACAACTCCAAAAGATTTTGCTAATAATGTTGCCCCTTGTGTTGCTAATGTTCCAAGACTTGCAATTTTTGCGATTCCTATTAACAACGGCCCTATTGCGACCGTTGCGGCAAGGGCTTTGACAATAAATGCCTGTGCCTCCGGCGATAAAGCCTTAAACCTATCAACCGCATCCTGAACACCAGACGCAAGCCTTTGAAAAATGCCTGTTAAATTTAAACTTGTGGATATTGTCCTTCCGAGTTCAGATAGCGAAGTGCGCAGACTGTCGCGTAAATTTTCGAAGCTATTAGATAGTCCACCCTGTACGCGTTCGAGTTTTGCAAATTCCGCTGTTGTCCTGGCAATAAATTCTTCTGATGAAATACCCAGTTTTTGCAGTTCCTCGCTGTCGGCTGTTCCAAACGCCGCCTGCAATGCCGGACGTATTTCGAAGATGCGTTCGTTTAACTGGTTGATTTCCTCGGCTGAAATTTTGCCCTTTGATGCTACCTGCGTAAGCGCCAAGATTGCGCCGTCAAATGCCTCCGCACCACCGCCCGATCTTGCAACCGCGTTGCCGTATTGCGTTATGATTTCCTCTGCCTGCCTGGCACTAATGCCGACTGCTTGCAGTCGCGTAGATGCCTGGACAGCTTCGTTAAAGCCAAGCCCCGGGGCTTCGGCAACTTTGCGCAGCCGTTCGATTTCCTCAGCTACATTTGTGCCCTCGGCTGCCACGGCGGCGAAGGCGCGCTCCAGGCTTTCAAAATCCCCGAACGCTTGCACGGATGCCGTGCCAAGTGCGACCAGAGGAAGGGTAAGCGATTGCGTAAGATTGGTACCAATGTTTTCAAAGGTGCGCTGAAAGCGGTTGATGCGGCGCTCCACTTGCTGCATCCCGCGCTCAAAGTCGCGCACACTTGCACCAATCCTTACATTCAAATCTGCTATCCCTGCCATATCATATATTTCTTACAACATCTAAATCTACGGCCAACCCTTCACGAACAATTATCTGCGCCGCTTTGCGCTTCATAAGCTCCAACGCCTTGCCCTTTACCTGTTGCAAGGCCGGTACCATGATTCGCAGCCGGAAGGCATTGGCGCTGCCGTACACCATGTGCGCGTAATATCCATTAATTTTTGTATCGCTGTTGAATATCTGTCGGGCAGTTCCCGTAATTGGCCCACGCCCTCGGTAATATGGCCCGATAATAACCTTATACGTTTTCTTCTTGTATTTCTGCCTTTTGTCAGCAATATCTACAATAGACCTCTTTAAATTGCCCGGATAATATACGCCCGTTTTGCGCCCTTTCCCGGCGGGGGCTTTAATGCGCCCGATTATTTTAGGCGTATTATAAGTGTAATGTATTTTGTTGTTTACAAAAGAATTTGCAGCACGTTTGCGCGCGCTTGCAATAATAACAGGCGCGGCGGCTTTGGCAATTTCCTGCCGCAAATCCCAGCGGGTAATTTCCCGGAACAGTGCGACAATGCGGCGGGTAAATTCATCGGCACCATCCAGGCGCGCCTGCACCGACGGGGAAAGATCAACGCGGGCGCGCTGTCTATTCTGAAATCTGTTAAAATTACCGCTTATCGCCATTGTGATTTCATTTCGTTATCCCACCGTTCAAATAGTTCCCGCCGCGCCGCTTCCTCAGCTGCTTTGTCCACCGGAGCCGCCGCCGTTGGCTTGATCTCCCAAGGAAAAGTAATAAGGTCTTGCGGCTTTAGCGTTTTGCCCTTGCTCATGTGTGGCTGCAAACTAATTGCGGCCATCCATCGCGCGCGTTCCCAGTCGTCCTGCCGTTGCGTGCTTAGTGCTTCGGCGCGCGCTTCGATTGTTAGGATAACGCTTTTAAGAGTCATATCCCAGAAATCACTGGGCGCAATGCCGTAAGTACCAACTGCAAAACGTTCTACCTGCCCCAGCGTTAGCGCTTCGCCTTCGTCGGGGCTTTCGGGTTTCCCTCAGCGCCGGGCATGGACTTTGCGACAATGTCCATGGCCTTTTCCAGGAAGGCCGGGTTTTCATCCAGCAAGTCGCCAACGTCTGTAATGGTGTAAGAAAAGTCTTTTCTTTCCTTCCGGTGCCCGTCCTTTATGCCGTGCCAAAGCAGGCTAAGCAAAATTTTAGGCTCCATGTTTTCCCCGAGCTTCGAAAAGTCGGCTAAGGTCATACCATGCTCATCGCAAAACTGTGCGAGGGCGGCCATGCCAAAACTAAATGGTACTTGACCGCCCTCGATTTGTATATACTGTGTTGCTTTCATGAAGTAAATTGATTGTTATGGTGTCATCGTTACCGCGCCCGTGATTGTCCAGGTTGCGCTATACGTTGCGTTTTCTTCAACCGCTGCGCTCATCTCCAGGCTGGTAATGAATGCGGTGCATTGCCAGTACGGCGTGCCCGTCACGTTGGGCTGGAATTTCACCTGAAGCTTTGTGCCTGCGTTGTAGTGGGTAAAAAGATCGTCAATGCCCAAATTGGTCGTATCGAATGCGATAAGACCCTCGCTTTGCAGCGTGCCGGAGCGGCGGCCAGGTTCTGCGGAGGTGTAGGATGCGACGTTGTCCTTCGTTAGCGTTTCGCGGGTCTCGGTAGATAGCGACATGGTACAGTTTGTCGCCTCACCGATGGCTATGCCGCTTGCATAAATTCGAAAATTAGTTCCATTTACAACCGTTGCCATGTCGTTTATTTTAAGTTGCTAAAAATTTATTCTTCTTCCTCCACGCCGTAAAATTCTGGCGGGAGGTAGTAATTATTTACCGTTATGGGCTGCCGTTCTTCCGGCGGCTTTGGCTTATAGTCGCGCCGGGTCTGGTCTTGGTGGACAAATGCCACCCCACCGCCAACAAGCTCCGCTGCCATTTCCTCCGTTACGTCCGGCTGATCGCCGGGCTTCCACTTAAAAAATGGCTTTATTATTTCAATGATCATCTGTTTTGCCTGAATTGATACTCCTGCTCAACTATAAAAATGTGTTTGTCCAGGTGCATAGAGCCGCTGCTTTGCCCGTTAAACTTGCAGCTTTGAACATTTACCCCGTCATAGGTGCCCGACATCCGGTCAAGCGCGGCGCGCACCTTTTCGGCAAGGTCAATCGCAACGGCGTAGCTATCTGCGTAAATCATTAATCCAACACTTACAATGTCCAAAGGTGATGCACCGTCTTTTATATCCGTCGGTGCTGTGTCTGCTACGCTATACACGATAAAGGGATACGTTGCATCCTGCGTTGCCATATCCGGGTAAATGCGCGTGCTGGTGATGGCCGTTACCGCCGTCGTTGCGCTTAGCTTGCCGTATATTGCTTTTCCAATCATGGCTTTACGGCTTTTGCGCTCAGCACATTGTATTGTCGGCAGTTGCTTTCGCTTATTGCTTCAATATCGTAGTAACGCGAATCGTGCAGGATGCGGCTAATTTCGTTTACATCCGTTCTTTTTCGGATGGTGAAATTTACATAGCTAATTGCCGTTTCCTGCCCAGCCTCCTCGGTCTCTTTGCTTTTGTTTAGCCTGTATTCGATATTTGCCCAAACGCTTGCAAGATTAGACCATGATTCGACTCTTTCGCCGAATGTGTTGGTCGTCTCGGTCTTGTTTTGCAGGGTAATATACTCCTGCATCCTGCCGATGCGCTCAGCGCCTTTGTATTTGCTCTTTAGCTCCATACAAATATCCTGTATCCTGCTGCTTGTAAAATGTATTCTGCCGCCGTTGGCATTTTCTTTACATAGTCCGTGCGGTTGTCGTACATATCCGCAATAGTTAGTAGCATCGCCGTTTTTATGGCCGCCGGTACTGCGCTTGAATTGTCGTAGCCTGCTGTATAGATTGCCGAAGCATTGCCCGGCGTGTTCTGCGTATCCGGCCAGGTCTGATCATATTTGCGGATAATGCGCGGGGGCATGGTTACCGTATCAACCCGGTAAATCCCCGATGCCATAACTTGCACCGCGCCCGCGCTATCCAGGTAATGCAGCCCGGAGACTTCGCGCAGCGGGCTGATGCGAAGATTTAGCGTGCCGCCCTG